CGGCGTCCACCGGGCGCGCATCTCGACGGTGATGTCCGCGCGCGTGAACGTCCGGAAGCGGTAGTCCAGTTGCCCCTGGAGCGCCTGCGCCTGCAGCTTCTCGAACGCGCGCACGAAGAGCTGCTCGGCGAAGATCGTCGCGAAGTCGGCCCAGCCGCTGACGACCTGACCTTGGGCGTTCGAGTTGTACACGACGGTGATCGTGCCGGTCGCGGGCGTGACGAGCGCGCCGTTGACGACGTAGGTGAACGTCGACGGGCCCGTCACGGTGATCTTGACCTTGCCGTTGTAGCCCGCCGGCGTCGCGCCGGCGACCGTGACGAAGTCGCCCGTCGTGTAGGTGTGCGGCGATGCGGTCGTCGCGGTCGCGGTCGTCGACGTCCGGGTCAGGCTCGCCACGCCGATCGGATCGGGCGCGTTCTCCTGGACGACGAGCTGCTCGCGGAACGCGCCAGGCTTGGTCGCCATGTCACGCCACCGTCACCAGCCGATAGCCGGCGATCGCGTCGTCGTACTCCCCGAGCGCATCCTTGTTCACGTAGGCGGCGACGAGGAGGCCGAGCGCATGCGTGAGTGACTTCGGGATCGCGTCGACGGTGGCGTACCCGGCGACGAGGCGGACCACGTAGGGCTGGAAGGGTCGGCGATCGGTCGGCCACGCGCCGCTGGTCGTCAGACCAAGCCGCGCCGGCGTGGGGGCGTCGCTGGACGGATCCAGGAGGTAGTTCGACGGGTCGACGGTTTGGCCGATGCCGGCGCTGTCGTAGACCTTGACCGAGGTGATCGAGACGACCGGCCGCCAGGGTAACGCGATCGGCGTCCGGTCGCACGGCCATGCATCGAACGCGACGTCATAGGTTTCGGTCGCGGCGCCGATCAGCACGCCGGCGTCACGTTCCACGCGGCGCCGCATGGTGGTGATGACGCCCGGCAGAATCGTGTCGAGGCTCAGGTCCGTCGGTGCCAGGCGCGCGTACAGCTTCGCCGTGGCGAGATCGATCGGATCGGCGGCCGGAGACCCGACCAACGTCACCGTCATATGCGGGGCGACGTTCGCCCGGCCGTAGCCGACGGCCCAGAACGGCGGTTGGATAAACAGGCCCATCAGATCGCGCGTCCCTGCAGCAGTCGCACCAGGATCAAGACGATCACGACGACGAGCAGGAGATGGATCAGCGACCCGCCGACGGGCACCACGAAGGCGCCCGTCAGCCACAGGATGAGGATCAGCACGATCAGGAGCTCGAGCAGGTTCATCGCCTAGAACGGCGTGACGAGCTCGGCGGCGCCGGCCTGGACCAGGCGCTGCGCCTCGCCCTCGGGCACGTCGACCGTCTGCCCGGTGCGGTACGCGTTGTCGTCGCGCAGCATGCGGATGCGGGTCAGGCCGCCGCCGGGCCCGCTCGTCTGAGCCGCCTGGCTGACGTCCGGTTTTTTCTGGTGGTCGGTCATCGGATCGCTCCCCCGTGGCACGACGAACGCGTGGATCGGCTCGAGCACGAGCTCGACTTCGTTCGCGGCGTCGCGCCGGATCGCCTTCACGCGGACGAGCGGCGACCGGAACCCCGTATCGACTTCCGCCCACTGGCGGACCAGGGCGACCGAGATCCGCAGCAGGTCGCCGACCTGGAGCGACGCCGCGGCGCCGTCGTCTGCGGGAAGGACCATCAGCTCACCGCCGCGCCGGTCGTCGCGGTGTGCCGCGATACGTCGCGGTCGTGATCGTCTCCTCCGGTGGCGGCGGCGCGATCTCGGCCTCGGCCATCGCATCGCGCGCCGGCAGCTGCTGCACCATCACCGGGCCCCGATCGGCGGTGCACGCCGTATGTGGCACACCGCAGATCGGGCACGGGCCGGGATCCTCTCGCCAGAAGGGCATCGCCCCTACTCCTGGACGACCTCGGCGACGCCGGCCGCGACCCACGCGTCGCGCATCTGGTCGTCGACGCTGGCCTCCGAGCCCGCCTGGTGGCCGGCGTAATCCTTCGTCATCCGCACGCGCGTCTGCGGCGGCGACGCGGTCCCGGACGTCCCGGACGCCTGGCTGGCGGCCTGCGGCTGCCGGGCCTGCGCCGGATGACCGGCCGCGTAGGCGGCCTTCGTCTCGGCGTCGTCGGCGCCGTGCAGGACGGGGCCGTTGGCGCCGCCGTAGGTGACCGGGCCGATCTCGCTCTGCGCCTTCGTGGCGCCCTCGCGCGGCTGATTCGCGCTCACGCCGGCGACCGTCGCGCCGGCCGTGGTCGTGGCCGGCCGCTGGCCCGCGGCCGTGCCGGACGGCGCCGGCTGGCCGGTCGCCTGGTGCTGATCTTGGTTCGTGTCCACGGATGCCTCCTGCTGAAACGGCGCCCTATTCGAGCGCGTAGGACAAGATCACGTCGACGCTGGTCGCGCCGGTCAGTGAGCCGCCGGTCTTGCCGATCGTGATCGGGGTGTTCGCGTCGAGCGGCGTGTGCGACGTGCCGTCGGCGAGCAGCGTCGCGTTCGCCGCGCCGGCGCGCACGAGCGCGCTCTGCGTGAGGGCGGCGACGGCGACGACCAGCAGCGCGACCGAGCCGGCGGCGCGCGTGCCGAGGAGCCGGACGTCCGTCGCGCCCGCGGCCGCGCCGCCGATCGCGATCAGCTCCGCATCGAGGAGCCGGTAGGCGTACCCCGGCACGGCCGGCACGACGGTCGCGCCGGCGTTGACCTGCGCCGCGGTGAAACGTAGCCGGACCTGCAGCGTCCCCGGATTGTCCGTGTCGTTGCGGACCATCCGATTGGACGTCGGGTTGTAGCGCGGATCAGCCATGTCAGCGATCTCCTACTTGAACGTGAGGAAGTACATGACCTCGCTGGCGGCGACTTCGGTCGCGTCGCTGTCGGCGGCACCCGTCACGAGCGCGCAGGTCAGGGCGGTCGAAAACACCGCCCCCACGGGAAAGGTCACGTGCAACGCCCCGCCCGTCACCGCGGCCGGAATGGCGAGCCGCAGCCAGGGTGTGGACGTGCCCGGCGACGCGTTGGCCGCCGTCAGGTTGTAACACTTCAAATACCGGACGGCGGCGTTGCTGTTCGTGGCGGTGATCGAGAGCACGATCCCCGGCGTCGCCTTGATCTCGGCTTCGTCTTCCGTGACGCCGACGCTGAGATACGAGCGGGTCGTCGCGCCGTTGGCGATCGCGCCTTCGTTCTGCGCGACGAGCGGCCTGACCGCCGGCCCCCTGCCAGCGGTCAGGAGGAGGACGACGATCCCGATGAGACACAGGATCCGGGTGCGCATGGCCTCAGATCAGCCCGGTGACGGTGCCGAACGCGGCCGGTCGATAGACCGCCAGCGCGAGGCGTTCCTCGGCGCGCAGCGCGACGAGGTTCTTCTGGAAGAAGTCGTTGTGTGAGTTGGACGCTTCTACCCGGATGCCGCCCTTGCGGAACACCTGCGCCGAGCTCTGGAAGGCGCCGACGAGCGCCGTGCCGGCCGCGATGGTCGGCGTCTTCACCGCGGGCAGGCCCCAGATCGTCGCCTGCACCGCCGGCGCGAACGGGCCGCTCCCGTAGTACTGGCCGTTGGCGTCTTTCATCAGCTGGATCGTCTGCCAGTTCGCCGGGTTGATGACGACGCCGTCCGGCATCACGAAGACCGTCGTGCTGATGGTCGTGATCTGCTTGAAGATCGCGTCGGCGTTGTTGTCGGCGCCGCGCGCCTGCGCCGCGGTGAGGCCCGAGCGGTTGAGGATGCCCTGGATTGCCGGCGGCGTGCCGCTGCCGTTCAGGAGCTGATCCTCCTCGGTCAGCTGGACGCCGAGCCGCATGCGGCCGTCGACGTACGACTGCGTCTGCGGATAGTCCTCGAGCATCTCCTCGGTGATCGGCAGGAAGTGCGCGATCTTCTGCACCAGGTCGGAGCGCTGGATGAAGACGAACGTCGACTCCGGCTTCGCCGCGCCCTGCGCGACCGGCGCCGCCGCGTTCGTGTACGTGCTCTCGACCATGTAGGTGACCGAGTTGCTCGTCGTCGTCCCGGGCGCGATCAGGTCCGCGACGACCAGGCGCTTGAAGAGGATCGGCACGATGCCTGGCTGATAGTCGGTGACGATCAGCGGGCCGCCCGATCCGGACGACGTGTCGAGCGTCGTGGCGTTGAGCTCGATGGCCGGCGACGACCAGGCGGACCCGGTGCGCGTGCCCTTCTCGACCCACTCGCGCCACGCCGGATCGCTGGTCAGCTGCGCACCGAGCGACGGCACCTGGCGCATCACCTGGCGCTGCTCGCGCGTCGGCGGCTCCATCCCCATGCCGGCCGTGAGGCGCTCGATCTCGGCGGTCATGTTGGCGTCGCCCTGCGCGCGATCGAGCTTCGCCTTGATTGCCCGGCCTTCGTCGAGGAGGACCTGCACCGCGGCCTTTTCCTCGTCGGTCATCAGCCGGCCTTTTTCTTCCGGCGTGGTCGCGGTCGCTGGCTTGACGACCGTCTCCTGGCAGGCGCGCATCGTTTTTTCGAGCAGGGCCTTCGCGGCGGCCTGCTTTTCGCGGAGCGACGATTCGAGTTGAGCGACGTTCAGCATGGGCGGTCCTCGTTCACAGATCGAGTTCGAGCAGCGCGCCGTACGCGGCGTTCTGCCAGGCGGCGTCAGACGTCGGCTCCTGCGACGTGGCCGCGGGCGGCGGCTCCTGGTCGGTGGCCTTCGTCGTCGAGCGATCGGGCGCGGCGCCGAG